TTTATCATCTTTTACAGCTGTAAAAGACATATCTTCTACTTCTAAGTTATTTAACAAATCTAAATAATTTTTATCTACTTGTGTATGTTTGTCATTCATAACAGAATAAGCCATAACTTGTGCATGAGTAGATCTAAATTGTATTAAGTTCATTAACCCTCATTTATTGTTATTCTAGGATAAGCTGATAACAATGATAGTGGAAGTGGTTGTGTTTGTCTTACAACAACAAAACCATCAGTATTAAAATCATCAGAAAATTCTATTTGTTTGTCACCTGTAAACAAAGGCACAGGACTATCCATAGATGCAGCACTGGATCTAAAAGGTATTCTTTCCATATTGTTTACATCTGGTCCAACTTCTGCACCCACAGTTTCATGTAATCGTAATGTTACTTCGTGTATTCTTTTATCTTTAGTTTGTGATGTACCCTCTGCTCTTGATTCTACTCTCATAGTTTGTAATAATGAGGTGTAACCCAAACCTATGTGTACTTTTGTAGATGATCTTTCAAGTGTTATAGATCCACCAGAAACTGTTTTGTTAGGATGTGTTGATCCATCAGCTAATATAGAAACAGATTGGCCCTCTAAATGATCTAATCCACTTATAACTGTAGCAGCACTGCCACTATAGGTAAGGCCACTATCAACAAAAAATGCATCTTTTTGATCTGTACCATAATCAAACAATGTAAGATGCTCAACATATCTTCTTGTTGATCCGTTGATTGTTCTTTTTACAATAATAAAAAATTCATCCTCGTTTAGATCTGTAGGCACTGATGCAACACTTTCAACAACAGCATTGCCACTACTAAAGCTACCACCCATAATATGCCTGTGCCATCCAGTAACTGATTCTGCTCTTGCATATGTAAAACCAAGTAATGTACCATCATTTCTTACGCACCACAAAATACTATCTGGCTCTTGTTGGTACGCCATTTCATTAATACCACCCTCAGTAATGTGTTCTGCGAGTAATGTTAGATCTGTTGCTTGATATTGGTCTATATTAAGATTGTATGTAAGCTCTCTTATTTTCCTTTTTGCTCTTTGCAAAAACATTGTAACATTTTCGATTTGTACAGCGTCTACATTTGCAGATCCATAACTTGATTGTCTTTGTATTTGTATATTTGTAGGTGTTATAGGTGATGTTGTGCCAGATGCACTTACAACAAACTCACCACCTACTGTACCAACAAGCAATGATCTTTGTGCAGATAGATATCTTATTGCATTTACTTTGTTACTTGCAATAGAATATATCATTGCATCACTTGCATTTGATCCTGTTGTAAAATTTTCTAATTCTGCACTTTTACTAAAAAATAAAGTTTGTGGATTGTCATTTGTACCAGCAAAAACTAATCTTTGTTCAAAAAAAGTTACACAACTAGGAAACTTACCTGTTCCTGTATTTAATGCTGGACTTGGACTGCCAGTAATACTTACAGTAGATAATGTCCAGGATGTATGACCTGTTCTAGATAATTTTCTAATAGCATGACTTGGATGTACAATGTACATAATGTCGGCACTTTGTGCAAATTTTATGTCAAACAAATCAGCTGTAGGATATGGACTTGCTATTTCATATATTTTATTAGCAACACCACCAGATGTATAAGTTGTAAAGCTTGATGTATTTACATTTTGACCATCAACATTTTGCAATTCGAAAGTGTTTGTTGTTACATTTGCAACTTTAAATGTTTTTCCGTTTACTTCAACCATGCCACCAACAGAAGATATAATTACATGATCACCATTACTGTAACCATGTGATGTTGCTGTAACTACGCCAGGATTTGCTTTTGTTATTGCACTTATTGTTTTGTCTGTTAGTGTTATAATGCCCTGGTCTTTGTAAAAACGAATATATTGATTACCAAACTCCATTATATAAGTTTGTGTTGTAGAAAACTCAAAAGGAATAAGTCTTGTTTTTTCACTGCTTGTTTTTACTTCGTGTACAAATTTTGTACCAGGTCTGCGAGTGGCTGCACCATGTGGATGCACAACCATATTTTCTAATGTCTTACATCCATTAAAATATTTACCTACATCAGTTCTACCATCTAATCTTGGTGACAACTCACCAGCTGTAAAGTTCGTAAAAGCTACTGTTTGTTTTGCCACTACAACCTCGAATTAATAAATGTACTTGCATCTAAATCGTCTGGTGTACCCTCGGTAGCATCTACATGTCGTGCTTCTCTTAATTTTTCGTCATACAAAGCAACCATTTGTCCAGCTAAAGATGTAGAAGCTGTTATTGCATAACACAATTCTGATGCTAATTTTGCTGATATTGTTTCTATCAACAAGCTATCATATAAATTTACGTCTGTAATTTTTGAAATATAAGTTAAAAATATTTTTGTTTCATCGGTTAAAAGTTTTCTACCCTCTATTTTAAATTTTTGTCCAGAATCTAAATCACTTGATGATCCATTATGATGACCACCAACTTTTAAAACTCTTATACAATCAGCTGGTAATGTATATTGTTTAGCATACTCATGTGTAGGTGCAGTTGTATCAGCTGCAAGTTCTACTCTTTTTATTAAACAATTCCATGCATGTGATCTAAAAATACTATCACGCACAGATTCATATCTTTGATTCATTAATCTTGCGTTTTTACTATCTTCTGTCAAAGAAATAATATTGTTAGCTCCCAGCATATTCAATGCTGAATTACATATATCTACTACACTACTCATTTATGTCCTTTTATTTTTGTTTGCAAATGCCCTAGCTTCTGAACGGCTGGAAAATCCCCATTTTTTAAGGGCCAGTGCCAATCGGCTAGGGCGACCTTTTTTGTCTTTCATTGGCCCTTTTATACCAGAAAATCTGGCAGCAAATGAAACTCTACGACCAGACTTTCCTTTTGATAATGGCCTTTTAACTCCAAATTTTTTTCTACCAGCTTCATTTAAACCACCAGTTTTATTTTGAAATTTTTTTGCAACCACATTTTACCTACCAACTTTTTTCATAGCTAACTTATGTGCTTTTGTGAAAGTTAAGGGATTTTTTTTTCTACCCATAGCTTTTTTCATAGCAGACATATGTTTTGCTGTGTGATGTTTTTTATGTTTTTTTAGTGTTGCTTCTTGTCTTTTTGTAAGAGTCATTATTTTTTTCTTTTTTTCATAGCTTTCTGAATAGCTGCCGATCTTTTCTTTTCGTAGCTACTCATTTTGCCATCTTTGTTTAAATCACCTTTTTTCATCATTTTCTTTTTCATCATTTTTCCTGGCATAATTAACCTCTCTTTTTCTTTTTAGGAAAACCAGCTTTCATATTTGCATATGCTTTTGGTGTGATTGTTGATTTGCTCTTTGGTCTTGATATACCTTTTTTCTTACGTTGGTTTATGTTGTAATATAATCCTTTTTTTTTCATAATTTTTCTCCTGTTAAATAGGGGGGTAAAAACCCCCCTATGTTAATTATTCTACTGAATAATATACCCACATTGCGATAGTACCAGTTGCACTAGCACCACCAGTTGTGATTAATATATCAGTTGTTGCAGTAGTTCTATGAGCTATACCAGTCATAGCAGCCACTGGTGCGCCTGTTGACGATCCAGCTAACATGCTTTGACTCTGTCCAGCAACATTCCATGTGCCTGTAACACCGATATATCTATCGTCATCACCAGAATCTCCAACTTTTAAAGTTACAGATCCACCTAAAGCATCACACTTTACAACAACATCATGTATTGTTGCAAAAGCTGGAAGTCTTGCCATAGTAATATCACTACCACTAGCTAAAGATGACGCTTCAAAAGTGTCGTGAAACACTCTGATTTTGCCACCTACTTGTTCGCTACTTGCTTTTACGCTAGGAGTAGAATCAAGATTTGTAATATTTACGCCTTTTACACTTGCCATTTTCTATCTCCTATTACTCGTTACAAGGTATTTGGAATACCTTTTTTTCTTCCATACGAGTTGCACCAATGCTCATGCAGTAATAAACTTGCGTACTATAAGATTTATCTGCTCTTTCGCTAATTTTAGCTTGAACATCTTTACCAATAGCAAGTTTAATTGCATCTTCAGTGTAAGCAAAACATAATCTATCATCAGTATTTGATGCATCAAAAGGTAATCTGTTTGATGTTACAAATTTAAAACCAAGGAAAGTATCAATTTCGCCTTGTACTAAAGCTCGTACAGTGTTGAAGTCAGCAGAAGTAACTGTGCTGTCACCTAACAAATCAGAAATTTGTTGTGCGCCACATACGATGTATCTCTGTAAAGATGGATCAACATCATTTGTGTCAAAAAATTTCTTTGCACTTCTTAATTTAGCTAAAGTTAAACCATCTGATTGGTTTGACGTAGCAAATTTAGATGTGCTAGGTAACGCTACAGATGTACCACCTGTAACCCCTGTGTCAGCAGATGCATTAAATGCTGTAATAATTACATCATCCATACTTCTACCCATAGCAGCTGCTGCTGCTTTTGCATAAGAGCTTGTTGGATCAATAAGCATACGGATTTTATCAACATCGTCAATTAAATCAGCCCACTCATAGTCATCCATACTTACTCTACGCCTGTCGTGAGGTGTATCAAGTTGTGGAGTATCCGAATGTCTGGATAGTTTCTTTTGAGCAGCGGTTACACCGATTTGTTCAAAGAAAGCATTTTTTCCAACAATAGACTCCTGGTCAACTGTATCCCTCAACTTTGATCCCATTTGTTGAGAAAGCATAGTCACATTACGACTATACTGCTCTACAAATGCTGTAGTAATTTGATTAGACATACTAATCTCCTATAAGTTAAGTTTTGTTAATGCTTGATTGATTTGTCCTCACATGAGGGATCTATCTTCATTTAAAGACTGATAGTCTATCTTCTTTCAGATTGTCAACCGAGGCGTGAAGCTTATTCGGATTCTATTCCCAACTTCATATTCTGAAGTTGAAAAACCTCTTTAACAGCAGATTCGTGATTTGGATGTTTTTTGTTCCAGTATGGCCCATTTGGATCAGCAAGAATTTTATTTATTTCTTTTTCTGCTTGATCTGGTGTCATAGCACCACCCTCATCTTGTCCACCACTAATATTATCTTCTGTAAAACTATTTGATAGTTTTGCCAATGATTTTACAAAACCTGGATGATTTAAAATATTACTTCCATCTGCAAGAGTAACATCTTTTAATTCATTTTGAAAAAATTTATTAAACATTGTGTTAGCTTTACCAACTTCTTTGTCGTAAGCTAAACCAAAATCTTTTCTTAATTGTTCTTGTGAGTTTTGTAAGCTCAATGCATTTTGTTTATTTATTTCTTCTCTACCAGTTGTTTCTAGTTGCGTATAATAATCTAAAATACCTTGTGCTTGATGTGGTAATAAACCCATCTTATGTGCATGACCTAAAAAATCTTTTACAGGTTGATCACTTGCACCTTCTTGCACAGTATATTTTACATCATACTTATCAGCAGATTCTGGCACACCAAGTTTTTGATAAACTTGTTTCCAATCTTCTTCTGTTGCATTTTTACCTGGTATAGCAATTTTGTCTTGGCCAATCATTCTTTGTGAATGTACATAGCTTTTTGCAAGTTGTCCTACATCCTGGAAACTTTGTAAGGATGCTTCACCTTGTAAATCTTCTGGTAAACTTGATACAAAACTTTGTGGTTGTGTATCAGTTTGAGTTTCTGTTGCAGTTTGTTCAGACTGTTGATCTACAACAGTTGCCTGTTCTTCTGTCATTTTTTCTCCTCTAACATTTGTTTAATAAATAAAGTTACAGCTCTCATACCCTCTAAATTAGCACTGACATAAGGATCTTTGTCAAAAGTAGTGTTGTGTACACCAGTTCTTTTTTCTAAATCCTCTAATACAATCTTACCCTCTTTAGAGGAAAAGGTTATCATATATGCTTGTTTGATTTCTTTTATTATATCTTCTTGTTTTTTACTCATTTAATGCTTTTAACAAAGGTGCTGCCTTACCTCCAGCTTCTGCAAGTTGCTGTGCTTGTTGTATTTCAGCTTGTTCTTGCATCGCTTGTGCTTTTTCTGCTCTAATTTGTTCCACTTCTTGTCCAGAACGTAAAACTTTTTTAGGCACACCTAAAATATCAGTTATATGTTGTACAAGTTTATCTGAATCAATGTAATCCATAACAGGCATTGATTGACCAAGTGGTGCAATAATTTCTAATGATCGTAAAATAGCTTGTATTTCACCTGTTCTTTGTGATCTAGCTAATGGAGAAACATATTCTATGTCTATTGTTTGTCCTTGTAGACTTTCTGGTGGTACAGGTAACATTTTTTTACGCAGTAATATATTGAAACATCTTGTTATAAGTGGTTGTAGCATTTCAGATTGCATCCTACCCAAAACAGGAGCTAACAAACGCATTTTTTCTTCATTACGTTGCATAACTTCTGTTGCTGTCATACGCACATCTTGTTGCATGAGAAACTGATCGACATAATATGCCTGGCGTATAGCACCTCTTCTTTGTTCTTCTAAATTTATACCAACAGGTGTATTTGCACCTATGTTTAATGGCTCGATTCTATCTCTACTGCCAGATCTGTAATAATTTAAACCCCCTGGCTGTGTTCTTACAGGTAAAACAAAACTATCATCTGGTACAAGCAAAGGTGGATCTACCATTTTTTGTGCTGCTTTGATTGTTGTTTCTGCCATTCTGTTAAGCATTTTTATATCTGGCAAAGCAATCATAGATGGTGATCTACCCCAGCTTTCAGCAGATGACTTTAGCCATCTTGGTATGACAAATGGAAACTCCTCAAAACCAGAAATACTGATTATGTGTCCATCTTCGTTATCGTAATAAACTGATACAAATGCCATTGATTTGTTATCCATTTTGTACGGATTAAATTGGTCATTTGGTTTTACACAATGATGTAATTCTATTTCATCGTAAGGATTTTCTTCTGCTATAGCAAAAATTCTTTTACCTACTGCATCACCAAATCTTTTAACAGCAGATCTTGCAGACATTTTAAAAGATCTATGTATTGTGTCTACAAAACCTTTGTCATTTTCTGCTATGTATATTTCTTTTATGTGTCTTGTAGAAAATCTTATAAGTTTTTCATCATCTTCTTCGATCATCATACATGCTGTGCCAAAAACTACTAGATCTACATACAACTCATGTATTTCTTGTTGAAAATTAGATCTGTTAAGAGCAATATACATTTGTCTTGTACTTGCTTCTAACCACTCTCTACTTTCTTCATCTAATGCAAGATTATCGTCTTTGAAACGCATACTAAACCAAGGAGTAGCTGCATTTGTGAGCATACCATGTAGTGATGATGATAGTAATTCAGAAGCATGTAGGGCAGTACCATCAAATATTCTATTTGTTCTTTTATCGCCCTCTGTTCTGTCAATATTTACATCAGCTTTTCTTGGTAAAACAAAGTCAGCTATTTCTTGCCAATGACTTTCCCAGTTTTGTCTTTTGTTTTTTAAATTGTGAATATTGATTTTGTAATTCGCTTATGTTCATTATAGTCCTAACTGATCTTTTTGCTTATTATTTTTTGTTAAATTTAACATACCAAGATTATTTCTGTTTGATGTAAAAGGCACACCTCTTTGTTTTGCACTAAACATTCTGGAATATTCATCTACCGCTGCTTGTGGGTTGTTTGCATCAACACTAGCTGTATTTGCAGCCATACGAAGTGGTGTATTTACTATAGCAGCACCAGGATTTATTACAGATGCACCAGCTAATGCTATCGACTTTATTCTATTTTGTTCTTCTAACATTTTTTTTGATATAGGCACAGATGACATTACACCACCAGGATTACCTGTTCCCATAGCACCTGGATCTTGAACAGCACCAGGAGTATATGATCCATATTTTATTTCATACCCTTTTGATGTAAGCATGTAACCTCCACCACCTGTCCTTTTTGCTTCATTAATAGAAACTAAATATTCATTTGTAATTTTACTTGCTTCACCACCATACCTAATAGGGTTTTGTGCTTTACTTGCAATATAACCACCTCTCGTAGCAGTTATACCTAGAGCTTCTTTTACAACTTTTTTTGCTTTTTTAACTTCAGGACTAACATTGTTGTTATTGTTATTATTATTGTTGTTGTTATTGTTAGATCTGTTGTTACTTCTGCCTGTACTAGCTCCCATTTATGCTCCTAATAAAGTTTTCTTTTTTGTATCAGCTTCAGTTTCGTCACCTTGCATACTCGTTAAAATAGTATCAGTATACCCAGAAGATTTTTTTTTAATTTTATCTATAATGTCTTTTTTTGTATCAGCTGGTAAATCCTCTGTTATAGCAACAGGTGGCTTTGGAGCAGCTGGTAAGACAGGCATTACTGGTGCTTTCGGTCTTAAAAATCCCATATTACATCCTTTCTCCCAGTGGGTTATAGTTTGTGCCTATTGCAAACTTATTTAGTTTTTTATTTTCATTAAAATCTAGTTCTTGTATTGCAACTGCGCAAGTTCTCCAAGCGTCAGCATAATGACTACTGTGATCATGCACAGGTTTGGAGAAAATTCTTGATTTATCTATCCATTTTCTATGATACCATTTCATAGCGTCTAAAAATTCTTTACACTTTTGTCTATCAATATAAGTTTTTGCCAGTAATATTTGACCAGCATGTATACCATCTTCTAGTGACAATTTTGGACAAACTTTTATTGGCGACATACCCATAGAATAAGCGTATTCTTTTCTACTATGTCCTGTAGAAAGCTCTCTTTGTTCTATATCATGTGGAAAGACATAATTACGGATATTATAATCTGTTTTTCGTATAAAGTTGGCGTAGTAGTCAAGACTTTTATTGCTATCTGCGTAACAATTTATGACAATTAGGGCACGACCAATCTGTTGTGTAAACAAAATTACAGTTTTATCACTTATGCCAAGATCAAAATAGCAATCAACAGGGTATCCAGGATCATATGGAAAGTTTGATATTTGATTATCATCTTCCATTTTTTGTATTATTTTTCCGTAGATAGATCCAGATATATTTGCTGTCCAGGAACACTCAAATTCTTGTGCATATTGATCTTCTGTCATCAGTTTTCTAGCTGATTCTAGTTCTTCTGGTGCTACTAATCCTGTTTCACTTGCTTTAAATACACAAGTATACCAATCTGGTAATGATTTTGCTTCTTCAAACAAATCATAAAAATTATTTCCCATACCAGCTGGTGTACCAATAAAAGTACATGATCCAAGACGATCTGCAATCGCTGGTCTTATGATTTCTGCAAACATTCTTGCATCCATCTGTGCATATTCATCACAAACAACCTGGTCAAAAAATTGTCCACGACTGGCATCTGGATTTTCTGCTCCAAACAAGGTTATTCTTGCACCATTAGGAAAGTCTGCTCGTAATTCTGTTTCGTTGTATTTCATGCCTGGTATTACCCTAGAAAACTCTTTTAGGTAATCCCACCCTATTAACTTACTTTGTACTCTTGTAGGGCTAAAAAAAGCACCTCTAAAGTTCTTTTTACCACTTGTTAAGGCAAGTTTTATAAGATGATTGATGGCCCATACGGTTTTACCTGCTCTTCTGTGCATTACGATTACTGAAAATCTGTATTTTGACAGCTTTTCATGTAGCATACGTTGTTGTGGTCTAGGCGTATATGGTATTTTTATAATCTTCAATGTTCTGTTTCTCCAATACTTTTTGGGCCTACCAACTTCAAATCAAGGGCAGCCACTATAAATTTTGCAAAACTCAATGCATCCTCTTTGTTATCGAAACGATCTATTTCTATAATAACTTTGTTAGTTTTTTCATCGCACATAATCATGGCTATGTGTTCGTGAGTATCTTTTTCTCCCATCATAATATACAATCCTGGCACTACAAAATGGTTGCTATACGCAAAACATATATACAAAAATAAGTATCTATAATCCTATTTATAATATTGTACTGTTACCAGGACAGTACAAACATACAAATATTTATTAATTTATTTTGCTTTTGTCATTCGGTTTGTTATGTTTTGTATCGTCAACCTTGTCCGTACTTCTTAACGTGTGTGCGAGGTCATCGGCTTTATGCTCCGAATAGCCATCATCCCACACTATTTTTATTTGAGGTTCTCCAATATTCTCCTGGACAATCTTGTCATTAAATACAGTAACCAGCTTTGAAGCCATCCACCTGGCATGGTGTAACTTTTCCCTGGCCCATTGGACCTGTTGTGGCTCAACATCAGATTCTAATAAATCTTGCATTTTATCAAGCCAGGTCATAGCGCCAATTCTTCTATTTTCTAATATTAATTTTTTTAAATCCGGATCTTCATTCATCCAGGCGTAAACAGTGCTAACATTTGGCATATCTTTGGATCTACAAATGCTCGTCAATGAATGGCCCAGCTGTAGTTGTTCGTGTATTTTTTTTAATATATTCTGCGATTTCTTCATATGTTTTTTCCTTAAATTGTTTTAATTTCATTAAACTTTTTATTTTGCCATTTATTGTTTTTGGCCCTGTACTTTTTCCTCCATGCAATCGGCAAATATAACTTCCTTTTTTTGTCAATATACCTTTTGCCTGGCACTGTTGACCATCATATTTACGCCTGGCCTGGCATTGTATTTTTTTTTTTGGTCTACCTGTCATTTTTATTTTGTTTGTATAATATTTTAGTATATATAATATTTTATATTATACAGGGGGTATATTATGACTATAACAATTATAAATGTTTACGGCCATAAAATTAGTGGTTTAGTTTCTTTTTTAGGTCGTAGAGTTTTTATAGATGGTAAAAAATTACCTAAAGCTGCAGGTGTAAATTATCCTGCAGATTGGACCGAAGATTTTACGATCAAGGTCGCTAAAAAACATTTTAGACAAGGAGCTTATTTAAAATGAATGATAAATATAATTTAAAATTTAGATGGACTACTAGCCGAGGTCGAGACACTTACGGCTATAATATTTGCTCATTATTAGTAAACGGCGAAAAGGTCGCCGCTTGCAATGGTGGTGGCTATGACATGGAAGGCACATCACTTGGCGATTGGATAGCAAGAAAATTCAAAGACAAGTTACTTAAATTCGATAAAGAATTTTACGGTCTTAAATTTCACAATCCAAATTGGAAGCCAAGCCAGGAAACACTAGACCAAGAAAAAAAAGACGGATTTCAAGGTTTAACTAGATACCAAGATTTTCACTCTTCTTCTAGCAAGTTACCAACAGAACAACATATAATTCCAGACATTGACGGAGCTTGTGGTTTTGAATCTGTAAAAAAAATTATTGTTGAGCTGGGCTACACTTTAGAATTAATTGATTACAAAGACGGCATTTATATTATGAGGTCTAAAGATGCTTAAATTTATAGATCTTATTATTGAAGATATAAAGAAAGCAGATAGTGAACAAAGGGTTATGTTAATAGTTTGTTCAATTCAATTAATAGCGTTAATTATTATTTTACCATTATTAAAATGATAAAAAAACTTACAGCTGTTGAAGTTGGAACTGTCAACAAAGGCCATAAAAAAACATCATCCTGGGCGATTTCTGCCCAGGTACAAATTAAAGCTAGAAAAAGGTTTCATTGGCACGACAAAACCAGGTTGTACTTCAGCACTTCTAAAGCTGCTGCAATAAAATCTTTTAAAAATGAATTTAAAATATAAGCTTTTACTTACGATAATTAAACCCTCTATTTAGGGGGTTTATTTTTTTATAATATAATATATTAGATCTATTTTATGCAATCAAACGAATTAAAAACATTTTTAAATAAAAACAAGATGAGCCAGGGCGATTTGTGTAAATTGCTATGGGATACAGCAACAACAAACGACAGAAATATTATATCACGTTGGGTGAATGGATCTACAAAGCCACCTAGATATTTAAAAAAATTTTTATTAGTTTGTAAAGAATATAATATATTAAAAAAATCCGACTAATATCGTTATTATATCATTTTTTTAGCACAATTTTGTCAATCATGTCACTTATTTTTTTGTGGTGTTGGTTTAGTTGCAGCCATAACCGAATAAACATTATTTCATCCTGGTAAATTGACTTAACTTTACGCCTATCTTTACCGACAAAACGCCCAATCTGAGCATACGGAAATTTCTTAGCTTTTAACCAAATTATTCTTTTAACTTCTAGATCTTCAACTATTCTACCAAGAATTATACTAGCAATCCACCACCGACTAATATCTAAACTGTTTGGCCTAATAAAATATACAACATTATTATAAGAATATTTGTACATTTTTTCTTGCCTGGTTTCTTGCCAGGGCATTGTTAGTCTTTGTTTTTTAAATGGTGCAGGTAATCTACGATCTGTTACAGCTGCTTCTTCAAAAAGTTTTTCTATATCATCAACTGTTATTTTAAGCATCCAAGGTGTCTAGCAAATTCATCAGCTCTTACTTTATCATCCCAGTTTGTACTATTTTTCATTGTTAAATATGCTTCGGATTGTTCTAAACTATTTGTTTTTTTTAATATTCTTTGAGCAACATTTTTAGGATCATTATAAGCTAATTTGTTACCCTCTTTATACGCTTTTACATTTGGATTTGTACCTATTGCAATCCTTGATACTAATTTTTGTATTCTGGATTCATTAATGGATTTATTAATGGATTGGTCGGCCTTTTTTGGCCCTATATTTTGGACATCCTTGTCCTGTGTTTTGGACAACTTTGTCAATTTATCGTAATTAATTTTATAGTTAGTAGCAACACCTGGACCACCTTTACTTAATTTAATAATATATTCTTCATCAATAAGATCCTGTAACCCTCTACGAACAGATCTAACATGCATGTTTATATCAAGAGCTAATCGTTCATGGCTAGGAAAAAGAGCTTTTGTCTTGCTATTTTCACGATTTAACAAAGCATACATAACTCTTTCAGCTGATGGTTGTACTTTACGATTACTCATTACAACACCAAGTAATTTCCATTTATCTAACAACATTAAAATAAAATGTTTATAATTTTGTGCATGTGATGTGTTGGTGTTTTTTTCAAACAATTAGTTATCACTATGTTATGTTTTCTTTTAATATATCTTGCTATTCTTGTTTTATTTTTTGTTATAAATTTATACGATAAATGAGAATAATCTGTCCTAGCTGCAATATATTTTTCTCTTCTATCTGGACTAAATAATTCATCCTGGGTAATGTTATGTGCAGCACAAACAGCTGTAACAATACGATTTAAACTAATTATTTTATACCTGGATTGTGGTTTTGGATGTAATGTATTAATTAATTGTTTTAGTTTTATTATTTCATCATCAGTAAAATTTATTTCACGCATCTATTTATCCACTCTAACAAATCCGGATTTTCTTTTACAACAGCAGTAAAACTATGGCTAAAAGCATTAACAACAACTTCTTCTGTTGCGTCTTTTAAAAGATGTTGATTGTATATTACATGAGATAGTTCATGCATTAGAACTAAAACGCTGTAAGAATTACATCGTTGTGCAATTTCTTTGTCAATTAATATTGTTTGTTTTGTTTCATCATAACTACCCTCATCATTAGCAACATTTACAAGACCATCATAAAGACGGACAAATATGTCCGTTGATCCTATTTTTATCTTACTTGGTATAGAAATCGTTTGGTGTGACTTGACCATCAGTAGCTTCCATGATTTTTTGCATATTTTTTTTACTAGGAATAGATATACCTTTTATCCAGGTATGGACTAATCTAGCTGGGTTTTTCGTACCATCAACACCTAAATGTACAGCCAAATCGTACAATGTTTTGATACCATTTTGTTTTGACCAATCTTTTAGATTCATAAGCTAAATGCAACTAGCATTATACAAATAGTTTCACAAGTATAAAAAACATTTGACGATATTTAGGGCAAGATGCTATTAGGTTTAGATGGATAGCGTAATACCAGAATATTACCTAAAATATGGCCTGGAACATAGCTCACCAGCACAATTTACAAAACCTATGGACCATTGGATATGGCATTACGTTTTGAATGATCGTAAATATAGAAACAGCAGACCTAAATCACCTAACATGATTGGTGGTAATGCTGTGCAAGGAGATAAAAACAGAACTTTTATACATCCAACAACAGAAGAAGAAGTTACAATATATGCACATGGATTAGGTGCATATTTATTTGAAAACAAAACAATAGAAGAATCTATACTTACAGCTGATGAATATTTAGATGAAAAAAAAATTATGTTTTCTGGTGATGACCTGGAACATTATGCAGAAGTTACAAAAAGAACACCAATAGCTATAAGAAGATCTATACAGGCCCTTAAAGATTTTGGCATTGAAAAACACAAAAATCTTACATCAGAAGATAATGTTGAATGGCAATATCCAGGTATTGATATTGTTACTGTAGGCAAGACAGACATACAAACACAAACACATGTAGTAGAATTTAAAACAATATGGTTTAGGCGTAATGGTAAATCTGCAAAAACTAAACAGATGTTATTTGCATCAAATAGTTTGCCAAAAAAACCGATGCATGATCATTTATTACAGTTATCTTTTTATTGGAAAGCAACAAACAAAGAGCCAATAATTGTTTATGTTACAGGCAACAATGTAAAAGATGGTCCTGGTTATGTTATTTTTACAAAAGATAATTGTGATGAATTAAGAAAAGAATATCTGGATGCGCTTGTTGAAACAGCAAGAAAAACACAGATGGTTAGACAAAATTTATTACAAAACGCAAAGACAAAAAAAGATGTAACCAGGTTTGTGCAGCTAGACTTTCGTAATGGGTTTTACTGGAACAGTTTTACTACACAAGAAAAACAGGAGATTGAAAACATATGGATATAAATTTTATAAGTTACAAAAAAATTATTTGTACAAAACAACAATGGTTAAACATGGACAGGGAAGAAAAAACTAAATTAGATTGTAAAAAAAGGGCAAGTAAACAGCCAAAATATACAAAATTGCAGAAAAAATTAATTAACAAAATTACATTGGAGTTACAAAAATAATGGCAAAAAAACCAGACCAACAATTATTAGAGCTGTTAGATAAATATAAATTTAATGTTGATAAAAAAGATACTGTTTGGGATTGTCAAGGTACATGGGTATTAAAATATAAGTATGTTGAAGAAATAGGTAGACAGGCAAAAGTTTACATAGACAAGTTAGATATTATAGAAATTAACACAGAAAAAAGGATAGCAGTTGTTAAGTGCGAAGCACAAACTGATAAGAAAAAAGTAATTACTTACGGAGAATCATCACCACATAACACATTTAATAAATATCCTGTGGCTATGGCAGAAAAAAGGGCAGTTGGTAGAGCTATACTAAAACTTGCTGGATTACATGGTGATTTTTACGAAGATAAGTTTTCAGCTGAGGAGGAAGCAACAGCTGAAGAAGAAGAAGTATCTACTAAAAAGAATAAGTCTGATAGTAAAAGCTCTTATACTTCTTCGTTACCAGCTAATTGGAAGTCTATGTCACTTGCTGAACAAGTACAGCATTTCTCTGCCGAGATTGACAAAGCTTCCGATGATGCTGGTGTTGAGGAGCGAAAAAAACCTTTTAGTGAGTGGTACGATGACTTAAATAGGGAAGCAAAAAAAGAAATTGTACAGATATTGAAAGAAAAAAAGAAAGGAATTAAATGACAGAATTTAATTTATATCTTTATCCAGGTAAAGAATTAAAAGAAGTTTTGGACAGACATATAGGTGCTGGAAAAAAATATCCTCTCGGTGAATCGCTTACATTTGTTGATGATAAAGATAAAAGCGGATTTACTATTAAAGAAGATGTTACATTTAAAGCTGGTACAAAAGTGCATCTTAATGTTTGGGCAACACAGAACAAAAATGCAAAGTCTGTATTGCAAGTTTCTATTGCAGATTTTGAATCTGGATACACAAAATCTGTTGGTTTCAAAAAAAATAGACCAGCACCAAAAAAACAATCCAATGAAGATGATGATGTGGATTTTAATTTTGGTTAAAAAACATACAGCTGTTATCCTGTCGTGGTAAAAAACCAGGGTAGCAGCTATATTGAAAAATTAAAAAAAGAACATAACGATTTTTGCGAAGAATTAAATAAAAAAGCAGAAAAACATTTAGTTGAAAAGATTGGATTTAGCAAAACATGGGTACAAAAAACAATGAAACAGTTAAGAAAAAATCAAAAGATGAAATAATGAAAGACAATCAAATTATTTTAGATTTGTATGAACAAAAAATTGAAGAAAATATGAAGCTAAGACGAGAAAACAAAAAACTAAAAGAAGAAAACGACAACTTAAAAAAATTAAAAGAAATAACAAAAACATGAAACTTAAAGGTAAATACTTACCAGACCTTGAAAAAAAATCTGATTTAAGAAAAGAGGATCACAAAGAAGTATTAAGAGTTATGACAACATTAACAAAAAAATTAATTATGTGTAGTGCAGATCCATGTGAAAAAGAAGCAGATGCTATAGTTGATAACTTTCCATTTTGTGCAGAACATGGCCTAGATTACATAAAAATCCACAAAAAAGGCACAAAACTAACATAAAATATAGCTTTTTATACTAATTTTATTAGTATATATCAGCATATATGAATAAATTTATTGTAAGAAATATAAATAATACACCAGCAAAAAGATTAAACAAAAAAAATACAAATAAATATTACTTTGATGTTTATGATAGTAATGCAAAAAAAATTGTTGAAAGAATATATGCACAAACAAAACAAGAAGCTGATGAAAAAAGAGTTAGGTGTATAAATAAAATAAATACAAATATTTATACAGTTATAAATGCAGTATTAAGTGATGCTGCACAAATAGAAGATAATATACAAATTGCAAAGAGAGATAAAAATATAATTAAAGAAAACACTTTGCGTGACAGTAGGTTTGCCTGGGATATTATAAAAAAAATAAAACACAATGGAGTTATGTTAAAAGATTATCCTGTAAAAAACATATCAGTAGAGTTTCTTACATCCCTGGAGAAAAAATTTTTGACAACATTATCATTAAGACAAAACAAAAGTAGCTGGTCAAAACTTGGTACAATATTAAATGTTGCTGCACAAGAAAATATGGGTGTACAAATGTACATTACAAAAAAGGTTAGTCGTAATGAATTTAATTCTGCATACAAAAGAAGAATAAAAAAAGTTCCGGATATTTTAAAAACAGATAATCCAAAAGAAACAATAGATCTAATTAACAAAGTATTAGATTGTGCAAAATTACAAAAAAATAATTTTTATTTTGTAACTTTACGAACATTGTTGGAAACAAATCAAAGAATAAGTAGAATAATACCAATAGAAAAAAATGATTTTAGTACAAAAATAAATGGTTTTGTTATTGATAAAAGTATTGATGTAAAAACAAATGTTGTTGAATACTTGCCAAGAGTTTATGAAACAGATTTTGCTAATAAAGGTTTTGCTAATGTTGTGTTTGTATCAGAAGAATACACAAAAATATTTTTAGATTGGCTGCAAGAAATAAAAGAATGGCACAACCCAAGAGATTTATTTTTACCAGCTGCTAATGGTAATTATTCCTGGTATCATATTATATTACAAAACATAAAAGATTTATTCAAACAATCTGGATGGAATGGAAACATAAGCACACATGATTTTAGAAGTTTAGGTGCTAAATTTAGAAAGTATTTAGACCTTGATAACACAAGTCTGGCGCATCTAGATCATAGCTCAAAGCATATGACAGTGCTTTATGAAAGAGGAAACAACTGGAAAGACGTAAAGTCACTTACAGCTGCAAGTAACAAAATAGGTAAATTTTATAAAAATTAGGGGGGTACAATCACACAGCGTACTTGCTACAAAGTCGCTGGTGAGCTTCTATGAGCTTGTTTATTTAGACTTACTTGCTAAAAAAACACTTTCCACACATCCAGGTCCTCATGTGGTCTTTTGAGAATACCGGATGATCTGTGTGATTGATACAGGAGGAAACTTTATTTTTTAATTTATATTCTTCTTGTTCAATTCTTGATTTAGAAAAAAACCAAAGACCAGGTACATTTATTTTAATTTTTTTACTTCTTTTTGCCAAAGATACCTATAGCTCCTTTAGCTGTTTTAATTCCAAAACTTGCACTGATACAAATTATTAAACATGTGCTAAACCATTGTGGTGTATGCTCATCTAAAAATATAAAACCTTTTGCAACATAATCTTGTGTCCAGGGCAGAAAGCATCCTGCCAAAATTGCTCCAAAGATAAGAGTCCAAAATTCATCTTTCCAGCTGTTTTGCATTTGGTCTACAGCTGATTGCTCCCAGGCGATTTTACCAGCAGCAATGTCCTCCATTCTTTTTTTAGATGCTTTTATTTCTTCTAATTTAAGTTCGTTTTTTGCTGCTTTGTTTTTTGCAAATGCTTTTACGCTATCAGATGCTACACTTAAAAGTGGTTTTGCTAATAACTGCCACATTATAAGTAACTAATTATTATTAATACTAATATTATAATTAATGAACTAGCTAAAATTTTTCCTCTTTTAGTTAATCCATTCCATATATATTTTATTTTATCCATTTTAGTTCTCCTCTCGAATGATATTCGCAAGTTCCTCACAACGATGTGGGGTTTGTTGATGCCACCTGGAATCTAATAATTGATCTGCACATTCATCCCAATTATTTTCCTTGGCAGCACTAATGGCTTTTTTAAATTTGGATGTGCCATTTTCTCCAAGCTGAAACACCATAGAAACCCATACGCCAAATTTTTTATCAGGCATACTCATGCCATCACATATTCGTGCAGCACCTTCTACAGCGTTATCAAAATCTTTATCAAATATTTTTTCCCAACCATCTTTTGT